GTCTCTTTAGGTATATTAATGGTATCCACAGCCAGATCGGTATTATGATAATAATCATAAAGATGCCTAAGGTGTTTCTTTTCATGTTTATCGATTCCAATGATACGACAATCGTTATACATAGTGCCAAGTTCATGGCACATATGACTGCCAATATATCCATTACAACCTGTTACTATGAATGTTTTCATGATTCAATTCTTTCATCAGCAGGATAATATGCAAATCTATCATGCGTAATAGGAGAAGCCTGTAATACAGCAGACTTGATTAGCCCACGTTTCTGTTGTTGGAATACGTAAGACATCCATGTTTGCTCAAAAGGCTTATCCCATTTTGTATCTAAGAAGATTTTATAGTTGCCTTCTTTACTGACCCAGATAGGCCAGTTACAATAATGATAGTCACCTTCGAAATAACGTAAGTCTTTATGCCTCTTTTCATTCTTTGGTTCAACTAGAGGAGGTTCACCTAAACCTTCTTCTGGTAATTTTGGATGGTCCGGGAAAAACTGTTCTCTGACCGGCTGCGGAACATTATACCATGCCCAGGCCACCGAGTTGTCACCATAAAACTCACAATAAGTAAGTTTCAGGAAATCATATCTGTTTTGATGGATGATAGATAGAGACTTTTCATAAAGATTATCGACATACTTTGGATATCCAAACTTATCATTATCTTTATCTTCTGGGCTATTCAGAAACATATCATCTTCAATGAATACCATATATTCAGAATCCGATTCTGCAAAGTGTTCAGCAACAAACTGTCGGCCACCACATATACCGACATTTTCTTCTTTCTTAATATGTTCGAAGTAATACCAGTCACATAGTTCCTGATATCTGGCATATGTAGAAGGATCGGTAGAATTGTCCACCAGAATACGACGATGACAATTCTGCCATCCATTATCTAACCATGTCTGTGCTACCTGTGCGAATTGTTCTGGGCTATTGTATGTCAGAATATAAAGGCTGGTCTTAATATCACCAATATCTTTCTTCTTATCATATGGAATCAAAGAAACATTTGATGTTTCTATCTGACTGACTTCTCCGAGATGATCAAAGAACTTATAAACTAGCCCATTATCATCTAACTCAAATCTATGGATTCTTTCTGGAAATCTATAAGATAGTATGGTGTGAAAGCATTCTTCGGTGCCCATTAGTCCTTTACCAAAAGAATTTGCTGCTACTCCATAATACTCACCATTGAGGCCATTAATTACTTCTTTTTTACCACCGAAGAATCCACCACGACAGACGTAAGTTGATTTCTGACCACAGAATTGGTTAAACTCTTTAGCTTTAAACCCATGAACCTCAGCCTCTGTCTCATATGGGTATGATAGGAATAAAAATTTCTTATCCTTCATATAAGACGGTAGCTTACTCATGTTTCTAAGTTGGTCGAGGCCTACAGTATTTGTAAGGCCTGCATCGATCCAGAAAAAATAATCCGTATTAAAAGGATTACTAATCGTAACATCATTGAGCATAAAGAATTTAGACATGACTATTGGATTATAGCTATCAAGCATTGCCTGAGGGCTATTCTTTAGCCATTCAGCTTGGTTGTGCCATTCTGGATCATGTCTAATGTCCTGAACATTCTTATACCAAGGAAACCAAGATTGAAATTCTTCTCTCTCTTTATTGATAATCTTGGTATTGACCATGCTTCGATTTACAGATATGAATTTGTTCAATTCTTTAGGAGCAAAGATGACCATATTCATATCAAGAGACAATAGCTCACCAAACCTATCAAGATAATGATCAAAAGGACGACCAAAATCTTTAAGTTTATCTCTACCGAGGTCCCATAGCCCTGTTACTAGGGTGAAATTATTTTTCTTACTCATGGCTTTCTCATGCATCCCCAAGCTACAGACTGAAATTCATCTTTCATGTATGGCTGTAGATTATTTCTTTCAATGGCCTCCGCAACATTCTCACCCGAGATTTCACACCAATCCCAAATTTTGCCTTTGACTTCATTGATGAATATATCCCAAGTCCATGAGAAGTCATGTGCCATAATGAAGTCACCTGGCTTAATAACATCTGAGAATACATTGAACTCTGCAATCTTATGGCCACCATCACACATTACCAACGTGGTACCTGGTGATTGAACAAAGTTAATTACTTCCTGTATCCGATCTCTGTCATCCCAATTGAAATCTCTATAAGGGTGGTCAAATAGATTTTCAATTCTTAGATCAACACCTTCTTCTGGAAGCCTATGATACCAAGGATGTTCGTAGATATCATATGAACGAAACTGGTAATCATAACCCAAAGTCTTCATAATGTCATTGATAGCTAGTGTCGTTCCACCACCTGCTGTTCCTATCTCAATGATACGAGCAGGTCTGATTTCTGGTAGAAACTTTTCAAATACTGATTTAAAATTATCATGCTGTTGGGCAGACAATTCTCTATAACTGGTGCATCCTGTAATTGCCATTATAACCAATCCTTTATGTTCAACTGTTGATATGCAAGTTCAGCAGACTTAGGCCATCTGAAATAATTATCAAACCATTCTCTTTGATTTTTGGAGATTTGACTTAGTAACACATGATCATCTTTAACTTCTTCATATTTATCTCGTAGGATATCAGCAACTCCACGGTCACCATTTTCGAGGTGAGCCTTGTATACCCTCTCACGTGGAATGGAGATGTAGTGATGATTAGGATATAGACCATTATAAATGCAGTCACGATATTCAATTCTAATAAAAGGAACACCTATGGACATATACTCTATGTCACGATAACAGAACTCACCAGGATAATCAAAAGGTGTATAATACTTATCCAAGTCCTGATAGTAAGAAAGACCTATTTTCGTAGTGGCCATTTTTGTCAGATATTGATCCATTGGAATAGGTTCTCTATCAACTAGACCATCTTGGCTTAGACAATACACAGCCCTTCTGTAGGAATTTTCATCAGAGCCGGAGCCTTTGAAAAACAGGCCATCTTCCAAATCTGAGGTATCTCTGATATTTCTATAATGATCTACATCAAATTCATTGAAGATTGGAAATATCCAAGGCTTGACAAGATGCATCTTGTCTTCCACATTGTCACGTTTTGTCCAATAGTATAGATTATGGTAATTGAAATGTGTTAGAATCAGACCTTTGAACTTGTCTGACTTCATGTAGTGGACAATCCATGAGTTGAAATACTCTGTAAAAGAAATACAGACATATTCATTGTTACTAAGGTTTTCAATGATCATATCCACATCTGATAAAGGAGGATGATGGTCAAACCCTTTCACTGACGCTTGTAATGTGGAATGTGTGTTCTGTTCGTTCGGATATCTAACGTAATCTATGTCAAAGTCTTTTCTTAAATAGTCTACGAAGTCGATAAACCATTTATTATGATATCTTTCAACATCATGATTTTCTTTTCTATGGATTCTTAGTGTAGTCACTTTGTTGCCACCAATTTAAGAATAGCGCCTCTAGCAGGTTCAGGATTTCTATCATCTGAAACTCGGTCAATGTTTTTAAATCCAGCTTGAACCAGAAGTCTGGTTAGAGAATGATCACAGAATCCATTGATATGACCCATGCCCGGAATCTTATGCTCTTCTGGATGGCGCCAGCCTCCGAATAGATAGTCCATAGCATTGTCCCAAGGATCGTCATGCTGCCTTAGCCATGAAACATTGGCGTTTTGATTCCAGGTACCTTCAACGATCTGCGTCATGATCCATAGAACATCAGGGCAGGTGACCTCAAAAACACCACCAGGCTTTAGAATACGGTTAATCTCTTTCAATACTTTAGGTGCATCGAACTTAGTTAGATGTTCAATGACATCTCCTAGATAAATTTTATCTGCACTATTATCTTCATATGGATATGGAACATGGCGTAAGTCGTGAACTTTGGTCACGCCTGCCCACTGGTGCATATCCATTCTATCTGTAGAGTCGGCCTTTGGATGAGGGCCGGAACCAATATCTAATATCATCATGTAAAATTCCCCGATAAACTAATTCTTAATTCGTCCGTTGTGTAGTAAGGATATACACAATGGTTTAGATTTGCTGGAAAGAAAATGATTTTGTTTTCATATGTTCTATCAGCCGGTATAATATGCCTTGCGATTCCTCCGTTTGACTCACCACCATCAGGATAATAAAAAACAAAAGAACCTGTGAGATTTTCATCCTCTTTGATGTAAGGGAAAACAGAACGTTCATCTTCTATCAAGTATGGTATGTTTAACCATAATGCATAGCTGAACCTGCCTAGGTGATAGTGTAAAGGATTAAATTCTGTTCGTGTCTGGAAATTTATCCAGATATTTTCCAAATTATAGTCATCTTTATCATAACTAAAATCTGGAAAGTGTTTTCTATATTCTGCTACAAAAGGATGAAGAAGATTGTTCATATACTCTTTTAGTGAGAACAGTGCATATTGGCTTTGTAGATGGCCAACCAGATTGTGATTGTATCTCTGGGCTGAACTACTGTCATTAAGGAGTTTGTTCATCTCTTCACGGACAGGAAGCAATTCTTCATCTGTAAAAGAACTTATCAGAAATCCTGTATTTACCAATCTAACAGAATTTATCTCACGAACCATTTATTTCTCCACAACATGCTTTAAACACATACGAATAGAGTCATCAACTTTCATTCGTGCTTCCCAACCAAGATCATTCTTGGCCTTTTCACAATCAGGAATACGAACACGAACATCGTTTGTGTAATCGCCAATCGTTTCATAAAGCAAGAAATAATCATCAAGAAGACTAAACTCTTTAGCAGCAATGTCCTTGATCTTCTCTGCCAGAACACGCATAGAGATTGGCTCTGGATTACCTAGATTGTATGTTTCATTATCCGTCTTTTCAGAGAACGAATAATCAGCGATAGCGGAAGCAACTTCATCAATCCACGTGAAGCATCGAATCTGATAGCCATCACCTAGAATAGGTAGCGGCTTCTTCTTTTCAATTACGATATTCTTGATATAATCGGCAAAGACATGGGAGATGCCGACTTCTTCGGATTCGCTTCTTTCATATGGTGTAATGATATTGAATGGTCGCCAGATTGTGTATTTCAGGCCATGCTGCTTTAGATATGCCTTAGAAACACGTTCACCGACAAACTTGGAAAGACCATAGTCTGTATAGGGTGCTGGATACTGATCGATAATATCTTCACCAACAGGATGTGCAATATCCTGTGGGCAGTTCTCATAGACCATCGATGAGGAGATATAGACTACTTTCTTAACATTATATGCCACTGCTGCACGAAGGACGTTATCATGTAGAGTAATGTCTTTATACATTTCACCACAATACTTGTTGAACCCGCCAACACCATAGATTGTAGCAGCCGCCTGAATAACATAATCAGGCTTCACCTGTTCAAATAGTTTTAGAACACTAACGCCATCAGTCAAATCACACTTGATGAACTGATAATCATTGCCAGCGATACCTAGGCGTTCGCCGTATCGGGCTAGATTGTCCACACCATAAACAACATGACCCTTCTTTAGTAGTAGCGGAATGACCGCTTGCATTAGTGAACCTTCACTACCTGTGACTAAAACTTTCATATAATATCTCCAACTTTATAAATGCCTGATTTTGACATAGAACTCTCTTCAAATAATTTCCAGATATCAACAATAACACACTGGTCATTGAAAGACTTGACAGGATATGTTTTAAGAAAGGTGTCATGTGGGGTCATAACAATCACCGCATCATATTCTTTTACATCAAACATTTTTTGATACCCAATATATCTATCCGACACGTATGGATCATCAATAAAAGTTTCTGCTCCATTCTTCTTACACACTTTACGCATCTTGAATGAAAGGCTATTCCTAGTATCATCGCAACCTTTTTTAAACGATGCACCAAGAATCAAAACTTTCTTGATCTTTGGATTGATAGATTTAACCCTATTAAAGATATAATCTGGCATACCTTCATTAATGAGAAAGCTAGTGTTAATAAGATCGCCAAAGGGAATGTCAGAAAGTAAGAACTTACCGTCCTTGAACAAGCAAGGGCCTCCAACATTAGGTCCTGGATGAGGCACATCCATTCTTGGGTAATCATGATTACATGCATCAATAACCTTGTCAATGTTAACTCCATGTTTCTCACCAATCATCCAAAACTCATTAGCCAAAGCAAAGGTAACATAACGATACATGTTCGTCATAAGTTTTCCTAGTTCAGCCTCACGTGGAGTTAAGAAAAATTGCTCATTGTCATTATATGTGCGATTGAAGTATGATGCTTTATAATATGATGCTTCAGAGAATGCACCAACTAACTGAGGTAGTTTCCCTGTTTCTTCAATACTTCTGGTCTGAACCACCCTCTCTGGGCAGAATACAAGAAAAAAGTCAACGCTCTCCATAAAACCGGTCTTCGACTCAATTCTATCTCTTACCAATTCTGTGGTACCTGGTGAAACCGTAGAACGTAAAATGATCAACTGGCCTTTTTGAATAAAAGGTACAAGAGTATTATCCACAAAGTCAAAAAGATCGTCAAGCCTTGGATTGTTTTCAGAGTCTACTGGCGTACCAAGCATAACGGCAACAACATCAGACTCCTTGATATGTGTAGAATTTGTAGTGAACTTTATATTCTGTTTGCCTATCTGTTCTTTAAGAAGTTCTTCTGCTCCATGTTCAATATACGGAACAATACATCTATTTAACTGTTCTACAATATTTTCATTAACATCTATGCCATATACTTTATGACCAGCTTTAGCACACACCAAAGCAAAAGGAAGCCCAACGTGACCTCCTGCTCCAATTACTGATACTATCATTAGAATGTCTCCACTAAAATATCTTCAAGGTCGTTACCAGTATCATGTATGGTATGGTTAGCCATAACATAGTTATAGGCATCTTCAACCTTCTTATCGTTTCTGACAAATTTTTTCAGATGATCCATCAACTCTTTTTCCGTCTTATATACTGTACCATACTTTTTCATATCATGGGCACCAGCTATATCTCTAGCAAACCACGGTGTCTTATTGAACATGGACTCCAATAATACAAGGCCAAAGCCTTCTTCATATGAGTTCATAATGTATGCATCGGCATTAGCAATAGCCTGCATAACTTTATCTTTTTCCTCACCAAAATGTACCACCACTTTTGATGACGGTTTAGGCATGGGACCTTCACCATATCCATATAAGTGTAGTTCAGCATTAGGAATATTAGCTTTCTCAAATTCTTCTGCAAGAGGAATCATAGCCTTGTGTGGATAATATCCTCCTGCGGACACGAAGATCGTTTTCTCTGAAAGGTGTTTTTCCTTAATAGTCAATTCTGGTTTAATACCATATCTCACCCTACGTGCCTTGTCAACCACTCCGTATTTTTTGATATGGTCTATATCCATTGATGTACCATATCCTAAGAAGTTATGATTCCTCATACCATGGGCACAATGCATTGAATCGGAAGGTTTGATGATAAGATACAGGATTGGTGATTTCAATAAAGCGGCATTGCGATGCACGATATCTTGTGATATAACATCACCACCATGCACAACTATTAGATCCCACTTTTGAGTGAGTAAATTATACTCATTAGTTACTTTGATTCCGTTGAGATCACCTTGGTGAGAATGTGCAATAACAGTTACGTCATGACCACGACGGAGCATCTCCTCAGCCATATTCTGGACATTAACTTCACTACCACCAGGAAATGGCGCATAACGATGCACGACGAAACATATTCTAGACATTATTCACCCTTTTCATGTTCACACATATCTTCAACTAGTGCCTGAAAATCATACTTTGGATCCCAGCCAAGATTGAAACGAACTTTTGTTGGATCACCAAGTAGTAATTGAACTTCTGCCGGTCTATAGAAATAAGGATCAATCTTGACAATTAGACGATTGGTCTTGCGATCAATACCAACCTCATTTTCACCTCGACCTTCCCATACAATATCAAAGTCGAAATAACGAGCGGAAATTTCAATGAACTCTCTAACAGTATGTAGCTTACCTGTAGCAACCACATAATCATCTGGAGTATGGTGTTGTAGCATTCTATACATAGCTTCAACATAATCTTTAGCGTGGCCCCAATCTCTTCTGGCATCAATATTGCCCATAGTCAGATATTCCTGTTTTCCAAGGACAATACGCTTCATGCCATGAATCACCTTGCGTGTAACAAAATTAGTACCTCGGCGAGGGCTCTCATGATTGAATAGAATACCATTACAGTTAAACATGCCATATGATTCACGGTAATTGACGGACATCCAGTGTGCGGCCAGTTTGGCACAACCATATGGTGAACGTGGGTAGAATGGTGTCGTTTCTCTTTGTGGAGTTTCCTGAACTAAACCAAACATTTCGGAAGTAGATGCTTGATAAAACTTAGGATTATTACCCTTCAATTTAAGTTTACGTAGACCTTCCAGAATACCTGTAGTGCCTACAGCAATACACTGCATGGTATACTCTGGAATGTCAAAGGAGACACGGACATCGCTTTGAGCAGCTATGTTATAGGTTTCATCAGGTTCGATATCTAGAATGTTATCTATAACGGCCGAAGGTGATGTTAAGTCACAGTATACAAGATTTAGATTTTTATGGTTTCGGATTTCTTCAATATTCTTATAGTTGGGCGTGGATGATCTACGGACAAAACCGTAGACCTCATACCCTTTCTCTAGTAATAGCTCTGCAAGATATGAACCATCTTGACCAGTAATTCCTGTTACAATAGCTTTCTTCATATTAACCCTCATATACGAATGTATCCCACCAATCAACAAACCTATCTAGGTCCATAAATTCGTTGGGTCTGTTACCTACAAACGCAGGTTGTGTCAGTATATCCAAATACTCATTCTTACCAGCTGGAGAATCCAGGTGTTTTATGTATTCAATAACTTCATGGAAGTATTGAAAGTCATGGCAGTTGATGAAAGACTTTTGATTGAAGTCTCTATCAGATGTTCTGCTACCCCAGTAGATTGGTATGGTATTAGAATAGAATGCATTAAGTATCTTCTCCGTAATATAACCTGGCTGTGTTTGATTTTCAAATGCCATGTTAAACCGATACTTACGGCAGAAATCTACCTTATAGTGCATCTTATCTCTAGGCAAAACAAAGCCCACATTGTTTAGATGTGGGCCAGCAGCATCAACTTTCTTATACTGACATAGAGCATTGAAGAAGTCGTTTCTAACATTAGACTTAGGATTACTCTGAATATAGGTACAGAATCCTGTTTTCATATCATACTCTTTTTCAGGATCACTTATTCTCTTATTCAGAAGATAGTCATATGTATTAGCAACACCTTCCCACTGGGCACAATACATGTCTAATATGTAAAGTGGAAGACGATAGTGCCTAGAACTATTCTCATGATCAAACGTTATGGCATGAGAATGAAAGAAGTAGTCAGGCCTTTCATTCTCACCCGTGTAGAAGATCCTCTTTTTACGAAATGGCTTATTTTGATAATCATGACCAAAATATCCGTGGATCAGATAATCTGGATTGTTGTCTTCTCTGACAACATCATACTTTCTTCCTAGAATCTCTACGAAAAATCTTTCAGCCGTAGCAAATGAGTTTGAGAATCCAATAACTAGAGGTTTCTTTTTCATTTACTTGTACCAGAAGAAAGAACTATTGGTTGTCAGATTAATAGGAGGCTTAATCTTATTATTGTTCCTGAAATCATCTACAGCCTTATGAACCGATTCTAGAGAAGAATAGTCATGGCCGCAGAATATTCCACCGTCTTTGAGTAATGGATAATAGGCTTCACAGTCTGCCAATGTAGCATCATATGAGTGATCACCATCAACAAAGATAAAATCAAACTTAGGCTCTTTAAACTCTTTTGATATCTTCTTAGAGGCATCTGAAGAAGTTTCCCTGATCATTTGCACACGGTCACCATATGGCTTTAGGTTCTCCTGAGCGATCATCATAAACTTATCGATGATCTCCTGGTTTATACCACCTGTCCAATCCTCATAGGCTTTATATGGATCAACAGTGTATAACTTGATGATATTAGGGCATTTCTCCAATAGGTAAGATGTGGATTCGGCTCTACAGGTGCCGATCTCTAACCCAACTATGTCATCACCTAGTCTCTTGATATAAGGGGCCAAACCTCGGGTAGAAACCCAATCATACGGCCACTTATCACCTAGTTCTTTAATTGTCATGAAGTCTTCGTCAGTTAGCGCCATAATTTTCCTCTACCATTCTTTTCCAAGCAGGAACCCGGTCCCATTGATGGACAATAGAAATAGGATTACCATTTACTGTTACCGTCGTATCTAACATACCAACATCTATGTTTCTAATAAAAGGCAATGCCATATTAGGATTTCTAACATATTCTTCACCAATGCCTCCTGAACCAGCTTCAATTGCTGGTAGGGACGTGCCTGCGTGCAAGACCCAACCGCTGGTAGGATTAGTAAACAACGTCTTATTACTATATTGTACCATATTCAAAAGTATATTCAAAGCTGCCTGGTCTGGGCCACCGCCACCTGGTATCTGCGGGTTAAGACCTCGACAAACTAACCAAACATTTAGAAATAGATCCCTAATAGATTCACGACGACCAGCAATCACGCCTGCACAGAAGATTTCATCATTCTTCTTTTTATCTTGAAAATAATCACCAAAAGCAAGTTTCATATTATTCTTGCTCCACGGCTCTGAACCATATGTAAGATTTTCGGAGCCTACGATGATATCAGAATCAGGTAGAAAGAAGGTATCGAGCCATTTGGACGGATCAGACTGAAATATAACATCCCGGACATCTGTAACTATTACTCTATTAATATCATCTGGGTTTTCTACCATCGATAGAAAACTGGAAACATGGAAGAAGCGATCAACCATAACATTTCCCTTAGAATTGTCATGAGAGAATCCTGTCACTTCATTATACTGATTGCAGCCAATTAACATAAAATCTTTAGCTGTTAGCTTCTTAACAGTTTCAGCATCCATATTATATACAATCAAGGCTTTGTGACCTGTGAAGCCTGACTTAGTAATCGAATTGGCCCAATATTTTATTTGATCCCAATTGTAGCGATCAACTATGCCAATAATCATATCTTTACCCATGGATATCTCCCTCCATAATACTGTTCTTGTGTTTTGTTACCTTCAATGAAAAACTGTTCGGTCACTGAATTAGGATTGCCATCTAGACGATAGCAAAGACTGTGCTTACCATTTGTATCATATTTGGCATGATCTTTTACCGCATAGAGGAAGTGTCTATCACCGCCCCATCCTGTATGCCAGAAGTGACATGTTTTCTGGATAAACTCTCGCTTGAAACAGAACGAAGATGTATCTATTAGAAACTGCGGTCCATGCGGTGAACTGCGAGACATGAATATCGGCCACTTGCCTAGACTTTCACAGTTGTCATTACAACGGAAGCGACGATCAGGAGAATAGATTTGACGGAGTGAATATGAGAAATCCAGATTCTTCTTCTCAATTACTTCAATCAAGGAAGCAACGTGATCTGGTTCATACCAGTTATCTTCGTCTAAGAAAAGAATGTAATCTGAATTGATTAGATGCGGATAGGCAGCATAGATGCGATGACCATAAAAGTCGCCACCCGTCTTGCCTGTGTTCTCTTTTAGATACTGAACTTCACATGATCCTAATGTATTCATGTCCCAAACTTTTTGATTGTATTCTGGTCCATCGACCACAACCAAATGTTTACACTTATAAGTCTGTTTAGCCACAGACTCAATAGCATCTTTTAGTTTAGGAGAACCAATTGTAGGTGTGATAACTGTAACGGGTTTTTCAATCACAAGTTTCATAATATAACCTCATAAAGAGAGGGAGGGGGTTTACCCCTCCCGTTGTTCTTATTTAGTCTTTGGTGTTAGAGCATCTGTCCAACTTTTTACGCCTTCGGTCAGAAATTGCTTTGTTGCTTCCTGAACACCAAACGGATCAAGAATGTCAATCTTCTTGGCCTTATTCTCTTCTGGAACAAAACGCTCCAAGAAAATCTTTAGCATACCGTTGGCAAGTTCCGCATTCTTGACTTCGACCTTATCAGCAATGGTGAACTTCCGAGTGAAAGCACGATTAGCAATTCCCTTATGAAGGTAGTCGCCTTCCTCTGCCTCAGTGCTTCCTGTAATAGACAGAACATCATCCTTTAGTTCGATATCAAGATTATGCTTACCAAAACCAGCAACAGCCATTTCGATCACATAATGTTCCTCGTCAATCTTCTTTACATTGTATGGAGGATAAGATGGAATCTTTGGAACATATTCATGTGCCTCTGCAATTTGCTGGAGCACTCGGTCAAAGCCGATAGCACCCTTTGAAATGTCGTTAGCAAATGTGAAAGGATCAAACCAGAAACGGTCTGTTGGACGATTATTATTACCCATGTGTTTCTCCTATAGTTAGCGAGAAGTAAGGAACGATACCTCTTGGTATCATTCTAGTATTATATAGTAAACTTTATGCGATTGTCAAGTTATCCGTATGCTATAACGTCCGAAGAACCTTCGTTAGGATGGGGATGACAATGTTCACCACCACGTATAGGACATAATGAGTCCGGGCTAGCATCATCTATCTGTTCAACAATTGCTTTTTTATTGTTAATCAAAATAGTACCAGGTGATTTTGATATTAGATGACCTTGACCATCGGATTCTTGGTCATTTTCTACCGCCCACAATTGGTTATTCACATAAACCGTATTTTGACCAGAGACATTTGTTTTAGACTGTGTAGAATCTGATCTCCTATCATTCGCTCTATGCGCTCCTGGCATCTTTCTTAGGTCTCCCTCTTCCTCTCTTTGGAGGCTCTTGCTTTATAAAATCTGGAATCTCAGGCTCTGAAATATTTAAAGTTAGAATGTTACCTTCTTCTTTCACACCTGTTGAACCCATACCACCAGTTCGACTGGTCTTTACACCAGGTCGTGTTGCAGTTTCTACAATAGAATAGGTTTCGTCTTTGATAAGTTCCGCTTGAGCGATACGGTCACCTGTGTGGATTTGAATAGGATTATCAGAAATATTCCAAATTAGAACCATCAATTCTTCCACATAATCCGAATCGATCACACCTTCTGCATTAGCCAGAACAAGGCCTTGTTTTAGTGACAGGCCCGAGCGAGCGTGGACACGGACAGAATGGCCTTCTGGGATATCCAGAATGAGACCTGTAGGAACCATAATTCTATCGCCAGGCTGAATACTAATCATGTTATTCAGCGTTCTCGAAAAGGCCTTATTGTTACGTGAAAAGCCTCTATACTCGACCTTACCATGACCTTGGAATTGTAGGTCAAAGCAGGCCGAGCCTTCAGTTTGTTTTTTCGGTATCTGATTAGAAGGATGTGTTTTCCAAATTCTCAACTGTGTCATAACAAACTCACTTTCTTATTCTGTTTCGTGTCTCTTTTTACCTAGAGAATACTTGGCGACCAAGTTCCACTCTGGCTTTTCCATATATGATATAATCTTGATTCTATTGAGAGGTGTAAGAGGCTCTTTGCTATTGTCCGGATTGACAAGAGTTACAAGTTCCCACTCTGCTAATAGATTGGCAATTGTATTACGGCGACCACGATCCTCTTCTGAGAAATCTGTTGGTTTGCCATCTAACATGAACATTTCTTTGAAATGAACCAAATAATAACGACCCTGCTTATGTAGAATATGACAAGACTGATACAGCGTCTTGTCTTTCTTTGAGGCAACACCAATTCTGGTTAGTGTCTCTTTCACCTTCAAAAAGGCTTGTGGGTCAGGAAGCCTTACTTCCACGAAGTCTTCTAGATTTGCTGTCATTTAAGCCACCTTTATT